GAGCCCGTCCAGCGTCGCGTGCCACGCCGCGGAGCTCGCGCGCGCGGCGTTGATGTCGCCGTTGAGCGCGTCGAGCTTGCCGCTCGCCCATTCCATGGCTTCGCCGGCTTCGCGCACGCGTTGCGCGGCTTCTTCGCTCCCGGCCCACGCGAGCGGCTTTTGCGTCGCGAGCTCGATTTTCTGCAACCCTTCGTACACAAAGAGCGCGGCGCCGGCAAACGAGTCGAGCAACACGCGCGTCGCTTGCAACGAGTGTTGCAGGATGTCGAGCCCGTCGACGGCGAGCACGAGCCCGTGCGCGACCAGGATCACGGCGTCGGAGACACGATCGTTAGCTTCGGCGTTGCCGTTGAGCTCGGCCGTGTTGTCGCGCAGAATCCCCGTCAGCCCATCCAGAAACGCGCGCACGGTGTCGTTGTTGGTAATGAGCCGGCCGGTCGCTTCTAAGACGTCATTCCACGCGTTGGTCAGCTTGTCCAGCGCGCCGGGGAACGTGTTGCCGGCGGCTTCCGCGGCGCCGCCGATCTTGGCTTCCAGTTGGTCGAGCACGTCGGCAAAATCGGCCGTGCCGTCTTTGGTCGTCTGAATGACGATCCCGGCTTTCGACAACGCCGTCGTTTGCCCTTCGGCGGCTTTGGCGACCATCATGGCCGCCGAGCTCAGGTCGACATGGAGCACGGTCGCCAGGTCGGCCGTCGCTTTGGTCGCGCGCTCCATGTCGCGCGGCATCACGCCGCCGATTTGCGCCAGGATGCGCTCGGTTTCCTTGACGGCGCCGGCCGAGTACCGGGTCACGTCCTGCAGCGCATGCGCGTACGTGTCGTACGCGGCGACGACCGACGGCACGGCCGTGCCTTGCGCTTCGAGCGCGGCGAGCAACGCGGCGTCGGTTTCTTCGGCGTCGGACGACGCCAGGATCACGGCTTTCTGACTATCGACCAGGACGTGGTACGCGCCTTCGACGAGCCGGATAGCGACTTCGGCCGTGATGTACGACGCCGCCAGGTCGGTGACTTTGACGCTCAGCGCTTCGGTTTGATCGCCGGCGCCCTTGCTCGCGTCGGCGAGCGCTTGCAGATTTTTCGGGACGTCGACGCCCATGGCCGACATCTTGGCGACGGCTTCGCCGGCCGTCTTGCCGACCCGCGCGAGCTCGCTTTCGGTGAGCGTCGACACGCCGCCGAGCCGCTCAATGGCTTCGGCCATGAGCGTCGCGTTTTTGATGACTTGCTCGCCGCTGAACCGCGACGCCATGCGGTCGAGCGCGCCTTCGGCTTTGGCGGCGCCCTTCTCAAAGCCGTCGAGCTCGACGACGGCTTGCTGCACGGCGTCGTTGAACTTCGAAAAATCGGCTTCGAAATTGGCGGTCAGTGCGGCCATGGCGTTACTCGCGGTCGTGCGCCAGGTCGTCGGCGCGCGCGGCGTCGTTGAGCGTCGCGACCAGGACGTCGTACACGTCGACCGGGAGCGACAAGAGCTCGTCGTATGTCCAATGCATTACCCGGCAGACGTGGAGATCACTGACAATCTGCTCCCGGTATCCCGGCTTTTTTTTTCGGCGGCGAGCTCCAGCGCTTGCCGCTCGACGTGCGCCGTAATGGCGTCGTAGATTTCGCGGAAGCTCGCCGGGTCGAGCGCCAGCAGCGCGGCTTCGACGACGGTCGACGGCTGGTCCCGAATCAGCACGACGCGCCCGGTGTCGTCGGCGAGCGACCAGTCGAGCAGGTATTCGACCATGAGCCCCAGGCCAATCGCTTCGGGATCGATTTCGGCGGCCTGGTTGTGCCGCATGACTTTGACATGGCGCGCAAACGCGCGGCGTTGCTCGCCGGCCGTGAGCCGGCGTTTCACGAGCAACCAGTCGCCGTCGGTCAAATCGAGCTTATCGGTATCAGGTCGGACGAATCGCGACATGGATCACGGCTCCCTGTTTTGGGCCGAGCTCGGCGCGGAGCTCGCGCCCGTTGTGCACGAGTGACAGGACCGGCCAGGTCGGCCACCGTTCGGGCGGCCGGTCGGCGACCGGCGCCACGAGCTCCAGCGGATGCTGCAGCAGCGCGACCGGGTCATGCTCGACGAGCTCGCCGACCAGGACGCGCACGACTGGCCGCGGCGGCTCGCCGGGCGCCGGCGCGTCGACCGTAATGGTCCACTTGCCCACCACGGCCGCGCGCCGGTACCCCCCGAGCACGCGTGCCGATACGCCGGTGATGACGGACACCGGCCGACCTTATGGCGCGTTGCCGGCGACCCAGGCCGTTCCCGACCAATGGCAATGCCCGGCGTCGGCCGTCACGACCGACTGGCCGGTCGTCCACGCCGTATTCGGCGTCGCCGTAATGCCGGTCATGGCCGTGATGTTGGCGGGAGCTTGCGCGCCGGCCGGCGTGAACGTGCCGGGCGTGCCGGCCGTCGCGCCGGTGGCGGCGATCACGGCCGGGAAGGTGCGCGTCCAGTTGCCGGCGGCGACGAAATCGCCCGACACGGCAATGCCGCCGTTGGCCGGGACGTCGATCGACGCGTCCAGGTACGCCGGCCCTTTCCAGCTCAACGCCGTGAGCGACTTGACCGGGAGCAATTCCAGGTCGACCGGCGTGCCGGCGTCGGCGGCGTCGAAGAGCTTGTCGTCGGCGTCGTCGAACCAGCCCCCGAGCGACCCTTTGAGATCCTTCAAGCCGACGACGTACTGCTTGTTGGCATCGCCGAATGCCGTCACGTCGGCTTTGTCGGTCGCGGCGTTGAGCGACCATTTGTTGAGCGACGCTGCCACAACGCCGCCGATTTTGACCGACCCATCTTTGCCGTGGTACCGCATGGTTGTTTACCTCAGTCGTTGCACTGTCACTTCGTAATGGCCGCCCCAATGTTGCACACGTCGATCCAGATTCTGATCGTCCACTTCCACAATCCGCACGCTTTCGACTTCGTCGACCGGCCGCATGAGCACGTAGTCGACGAGCTCCAGCACGCCGCCGTCCAACCGCGCGCGAATCCGCGCGGCCGCGGCGCGCGCGACGGTCGCGGCACTCCCAGGGAGTACCGCTTTGACCAGATACACAAAGGTTTCGCTATTCGTCCCGCCAAAGAGCTCGCGGTCGTCGACGTGCGCGAGCCGGTCGACAATCACAAACCGCTCGACCCCTTGCGGCGCGACGCTGTAAAACACGCCGGCCGGGCAGAGCGCCATGAGTACCGTGTCGGTTTTCACGGCGGCCAGCATGGCGGCGTCGACGTCGCCCGTATCAGCCACGCCGCACCGTCAGGCCGTGTTGCTCGATCATGGCGGCCAGGTCGTCGTACATGGCGCGACGCTCGCGGATGACGATCGGGACCATGACCTTTCCGGCCGGCATGCGGCCGCGGGTAATGCCCGAGTCGGTATGGCGAAGCTCGGAGCCGTTTTCAAAGAGCCAGGCGTGCTTCGCCGTACTCTTGACGCGCACGATCGTCCCGAATGGCGACCCGGCCGCCTTGTCGACCTTGACCCCCTTGCGGAGCGCGCCGCCGGGATAGTGATAGTTCAGCTTTTTGAAAAACCGCGGCGGCCCGACCGGATACGCGGCCACGACGGCCGCGGCCGCGGCGTCGGCGTGCGACTCGACGATCCCTTGCGCGTCGTCGCGGAGCTCGACCGGCAGGTTGCGCAACGCGTCTTTGAGCTCCCGCATGCCCGTCAAGGTAATCGGCATGGCTCACCGTTGCGGCGCCGCCACCGGCCGCACGAGCCGCTCGCGCGCCACGACTTCCAATTCGATCCGCCGCTCGTCGCGGTCGTGCACGCTTTCGACGTCGAAGGTGCGGTCGCCGAAATGAATCCGCGCGGCTTCGGTGAGCTGCGCGTGATACCGGCCGCGCAAAATATGCGTCGCCGTCGAGCTCACCTGGCCGCCGCCGACGCGCTCCAAATCGCGCGCGGTCGCCGCCTGAATGGAGCAATGCCAGGTCGGCGGGTCGAGCGCGACCGGCGGCTCGGTGTACCCGCCGGCGTCGTCGAGCTCCGGGTCGCCGGCCGTGTCGAGCGTCACGACGTGCCGATAGTCGCCAATCATGCGATGGCCGACTCGCGCCGTTGCGCCAGGAGCGACGCGATCGTCGCGAAGGGTTGCTCTTGTTGCGTCGGGTCGACCGGGTCGGGCAACGCGTCGCCGCGGCCGATCGGCTCGTACAGGAACGTCAACAAAATCAGCATGGCCTGCTGGACTTCCGGCGGGACCGTGTCGGTCGTCCAGGTCGGGTCGGCTTTGGCCGCCAGATACCCGAGTACCCAGGCCGACG